TACAGCCGGGCGGTCCAGGCGGCAAGCCAGAGGCTGAACGAGTACATAGAGTCGCTGACCGGGGTGAAGTCCGGCCCGTCTCCGCTGGCCCGCCGCAACCAGGTCGGCATCACCGACGATGGCACCACGCTCGTGATCCCGTGACCGTCAACATTTACACCAAGCATAAAGGAGCATCATAATGTCCAGCACCGCGCTTCCATTGAGTTTGGTCGTTCCTATCACCGTGACCACGCAGGGCATAGCCGTGACCGCGCCCACGTACAACATCGGGCTCATAACCGGGACGACGGTTGCCAGCGGATACGCGGCGGCTAATTCTAGGATTCTGCAGTTCTCGCAGGGGGATTGGTCCTCCGCAATGATCGCGGCTGGATTTCTGCTCACGTCGCCCGAGTACATCGAGGCGGGCATCTACTTCTCGCAGAATCAGGCCGCGCAGTTGGTGTTCGTCGGCCTGCAAAACCCGTCTTCACTGAAAACGCTGATTCCCCATTCCGGGGCGGCGGGAACGAATTACACCGCCGGGGACATAGTGCAGGTGCTTCAGGGGTCACCCCCGAACGTCACGGGGCAGGCGGAGATACTCACAGTCGCGGCGGGCGGAGTTCCGCTCACTTTGGCGCCGGTGCTCACTTCCGACGGCACGGGTTACACGACCGGAACGGATCTGGCAACAGCGAACGTGACCGTCGCGAACCCCGCCGCGAGCGGATTGTACGTCGACGTCACGGCCATCGGGGAAACCCCGGAAGCGTGTTTCGCGTACCTGCGCAACGCGAACGGCACGTGGTACGGCTGCACGTCCACGACCGCCGCCGACTCTGACCACGAGGCCATCGCCACGTTCGTCCAAGGCATCTCGCCGCCCGCGAAATACTATTGGGCGTCGTCCACGGTGGCGATCTCTCAATCTCCGTACCAATCCGGATCGACGGACGTGGCCAGCTACATGGAGGCCAACAGCCTCTCGAACGTGACCGGCATCTACTCGACCACACAAAACGGGACCGCCCCTAACAACGTTTACGCGGCCGCCGGCATGCTGGGATTGGAGATGGGGTTGAACACCGGACTGGCCGGGAGCTACTACACGCTCGCCTTCAAGACGCTGGTCGGAGTGACCCCGGAGCCGCTCACCCTGCAGCAGTACCAAAACATACTGTCGAAGAATTGCAACATCTACGGCAACTTCAACAACGCCTATGCCTGGGTGTATCCGGGGATCAGCGGCCGGACGAATTGGTTTTCAGACTTCGTGACTTTCCTCAATGTCCTGAAAGCGCAGATTCAATACAACGTGGCGAACGCGCTCGCGCTGCTTCCCGCGGTTCCCGAGGACAACGCCGGCGAACAATTGTTGATCCACGCCGTCAACCAGGCGTGCGACGCGCTGGGCGCCGTCGGGTTCATCCAGCCGGGAGTGTGGGGCGGCGCGACGATCCAGCTTCCGAACGGGACCGGCGGCACCATCGGGATCACGAACGGGCAGGCGCTCACGAATGGATACACGGTGTTCGCGGCATCGTTCGCCACGCAGACTTCGGCTGCGCAGCAGGCGCGACAGGGGATGCCGATCTACGTCTGCGTGAACACTCCGGGCGCAATTCAGTCCGTCCAGATCAATTTGCAGGTCCAGTTCTAGGAACAGGAGAAACATATTATGGCGCAACCAACCGGCGGCGTGTACAGTTTCGGGGATGTCGTGATCGCGTTCGCGTCTCCATTAGTTCCCGCGATGTCGTTCTCCGGCCCAATCGGAACGACGCGCATCGTCGTCGCCATGACCACGGTCCGCACGGTGCACGACGTGGCGGCGGACGGGGCCATCATGGTGTCAAGCATCAAGGGCGACAACGGGCACGTCACCATCGAGACGCAGCAGACCTCGGTCATCCACCAGTTCTTCACCGAGTTCATGAACCAGCTGATCGCGGCGCAGAGGAACAACGACGTGACAAACTGGGCCTCGGCCACGCTCTCCATCCGCTCGGTGACCACGAACACCGGGCACGTGCTCACGGGACTCAGCCCGACAAAGCAGCCCGACACGCCATATGCCGCGCAGGGCGAGCACACCACATGGGAGTTCATGGCGGCTGACGTGACGAACACGTAACACTGAGGACTTCATGCAAAGCAAAGATGTGACTGTGAACGGAAAGAAGTACCACATCGAGCAGATGACTCCCTTCGTCGCCGGACGAGTCTACGGCTGGCTGAAGGGCGCAGCCATCGAGTTCTCGCGCAGGGACAAGGGACAGACTTCCGCCCCGGACAGAAACCAGACTCCTTCCCCAGAGGAGCAGCAGGAGATCGCCGACGGATCAGTCGAGTACACATGGTCCATCGCTCCGTCCACCATCAGCGAGGAGGCGTGCGAGAAAATTCAGCGCTACGCCCTGCAAGTTTGCAGGTACTACGACGCCCCGACGAACGCCCCGTGCGACCTGCTGGTGAACGGACGGATCGCGGATGCCGCGCTGCAGGAGAACGGCCCGGGAGTCGACGACCTCGTGCTGAAATCGCTCCAGTTGTCCTGCTCCCCTTTTTTCTTAAGGGAGTTGCTGAAGATGTTCCCGGCAACTCCGACGGCATAGACTTATTCATCTACCGCCCGGTGCTCTCAGGAATGTGGCAGCAGCGCGAAGTCTTCGACGGGACCTACCGCGTCTCCGATTTGCTGACGGCTCACGCGCTGCTCGATATCAGAGAGAAATCGCGCTTGGATGTTATGGATCAAGCGAGGAGCAAGAAGCCACTTCTGTCGCTCCCGCTGTCGTGGTTTTCGAGGTGGGGTTAGAAAATTGGACACATCGGTCATAAAGAGTTATTTGGTGGCTTTGAATTTCGACGTGAATTCTCAGAGCCAGCGGAAATTTGACGAGGCCATCCGCGTCGCCACGCAGAACATCACACGCTTCACCGGCGGCATGGCCACCAGTTTCGTCGAGGCTGGGGCGTCCGTCGTCGGAGTGCTCACGGCGATAGCTACAGGGACGGTAGCACTAGCGACAGAGACCGCCCGCGGCGATTTGCAGATGCAACTCATGGCGCGCCGGATGATGATGTCTTTGCCGCAGTTCCGCGAGATGAAAATGGCGCTGGACGCTTTGGGAGTCTCTGCCCAGGACGTGATCTTCGGGCCGCCGGAGTTGCGCGAGAGGTACAAGACGCTCTCGGAGGACAACCGCCGCATCATGGCTGCGCTCGGCCCGGCGGACTTCGAGCGGGAGATGCGCCGGATACGCGACGTGGAATTCCAGTTCACGCGGCTGCGGCAGGAGGCAGGGCTGTTCGTGATGGCGCTGACCAAGTCGCTGTCAAAGGCTCTTACCGGAGACGAGAACGGGATACTGATGCGGCTCAAGAGTTGGAACGAGTGGCTGATCCAGAACATCCCGGACTTAGCGAACAAGGCCGCTACCTATCTGGCTCCTGTCCTGAGGGACGTTTGGAGCATACTTAAGGACATAGGCTCGATGGGGCAGATGGTCGCGGACGACTTCGTGCAGATGGTCGGGGTGTTGTACAACGACCAGCGCCTCATCGGCGGAAAAGCTAACCTCGAAACCATCAGCCTATCGCTTCAGCACATCTCCGACGAACTGGCAGACATCATCGACGAGACGCGGGAGTGGTTCGCGCTGCTTCATCAGCCAGCGGGTCAGACGGGAAGTGACAAGTGGCTTTGGGGTCCGGTCGGGAAACCGGCGACCATGGGGGACATGTTCGCGAGGATGTTCCCGGAAAGTGGAATGAAGTCCGAGTCAATGGAGAAATACAAAGCTCAACTCCCCATATTCCAGCAAAGGGGCAAGACGCTGCCGCAGCAGGCAATGGCTGCCGCCATGAGCATCGGGGCCGACCTCGGAGTCAATCCGCGCCTGATCTTCGAGCAGTGGGCGCACGAGACGGGCGGGTTCACGAGCAGGCTGGCGCGGGAACAACTCAACCTCGGCGGTATGAAAACCGTTACTGGAGCCTATAGAGAATTTTCGTCGGTCGACGAGTTCGCGCAGGCTTACGAGCGCCTCATCAGCCGCGGAAGGTTCTCCGGGCTGCGCACGGCCCAGACGGAGCAGGAGTGGGCGCAGGCGCTCAAGGCCGGCCACTACATGGAGGACACGCCGCAGAACTACGCCCGCGGCATGGAGCACGCCCGCGCGCTGGCGGAGACTATCAACGTCAACATCTACGCGCAGACGAGCGATCCGGCGGAGCACGCGCGGAAGTTCATCGAAGAGACGAACCGGCTGAAGTCTCAGAGGCAGCAGGTGCAGTCGGGGCAGGTGTACGTGACGGGAGGATACTAGCGTGGCGGGGCAGGGCTGGCGGCCGCCGCAGTGGGCCTCGCAGCCTCAACTGGTCTACGTGTCCTACACGGAGCCGACGGCCACCGTGGGCGTTTCTACTACCACGCTCGGCGTCTCGAACCTTGAGACGGGCGGGACTCCGATCCCACCGGTGACGACTCCGGGCCAGCCTGTCATATTCTACTTCGACGCCGTGTTCTCGACGGACCACTACCTCACCCGAAGGTTCACGCAGCACCCGGTGCAGAATAACACGTCGATCACGGACCACTCGTTCAACCTTCCGGACAGAGTGGTTATCGGCGTCGGCTTCTCAGACGCGATGCAGTCCTTCTCCAACGGACAATATACTTCATCGATAGACGCCTTCACGAAGTTCGTGGCGCTGAAGGAGCAGGGCCAGCAACTTTACCTCGCGACCCGCTTGAAGCAGTACGGCGTGATGGGCATAGAGTCGATCAGAGCGGCGGACACGCTGGAGACCTCCAATGGAGTGAAGTTTGTCATAACCTTCATCCAGATCATCATCGCGCAGACGAGCACGACGGTCGTGCAGAGCAGCCGCCCGGACTCCTCGCAGCAGACGAGCACCGGGAACACGCAGTCGGTGACGGTCCCGACTTCCATCTACGGCACCAACACGACCTTGACGCCCGCGGCGACCCCGCCGAGCGCGCCGGTCACTCCGAACCCCAACCCGAACTGGAACAGCGACCCCGTGGGCTGGATCGGAACTTTGCAGCCGAGCCCCTAGCGATGCAGCAGATCATCCCGCTCCCGAACCCGCCGCAGCCGAACTTGACGCAGACGCTCACCTTGTCCGTGGACGGGAGCCCGCTCACCCTGATGCGCGTCTTGCGCTATAACGAGATCGCCGGGTACTGGTGCGAAACGCTCTCCGACTCGGCCGGGAACCTGCTGCTCGACTCCGTACCGCTGCTCACTGGGAACGGGCCTGCGTGCAACATTTTACGCCAGTACAGCTACCTTCAGATCGGTTCGGAGTACATCCTCAACGTGTCCGGATC